GTTTTCAAAAGGTGTCCGAAATGCAATTGCGGAAGTAAAAGCCGATGAAAACCGCATCGTGTATAGCGATATCTTTTTCAACGTGCGAATAAAGCCGGGCGACGGGGCGATGAACCTTTGGAGCCTTGAAGGCGGGCACAATAATTACCTCGCAACTTCTCCAACCGGAACGGCGACAGGTTTCGGGGCGGATCTTCTGATTATAGACGACCTGATAAAAAACAGCATGGAAGCAAATACGGCTCATGTTTTAGAAGGGCATTGGAGTTGGTTTAAAGACACCATGCTATCCCGGTTGGAAGCCGATGGAAAGATCATCATAATCATGACGCGGTGGCACTCGAAAGATCTGGCGGGGCGCGTGTTAGCAGAAATGCCGGAGATGGGGTACAAGGTAAAGCACATCAGCTACAAGGCGCTACAAGACGACGGTACGATGTTATGCGATGAAATATTGCCGTATTCTGAGTATGTCGCAAAGTCAAAAATTATGGATCCGGCGGTGGCGTCGGCAAACTATCAGCAGGAACCGATTGACCTGAGGGGTCGTTTATACGATCGATTCAAGACCTATGAGACCGTCCCGCAAGATGCAGAAGGCAGACCATTATTTACGGCGATTAAATTGTATTGCGATACGGCAGATACGGGAGCCGATTATTTGTGCAGCATCGTGTATGGCGTGTATGAAAAAGAAGCCTACATCTTGGATGTGGTGTATACAAAAGCACCAATGGAAGAAACAGAACCGGCGGTAGCAAATCAATGTATAGAGAACGAAGTAAATGTCGCGGACATTGAGAGCAATAACGGTGGTCGCGGGTTCAGCCGAGCGGTGGGACGTCACTTACAGGAAAAAGGGTGGAATCGCACAAAGGTAAGATGGTTTCATCAATCGAAAAATAAAGTGGCGCGAATCATGACGCAAGCAACCTTTGTCATGGATCACATTTATTTCCCGGTGAATTGGCGAGATCGGTGGCCGGAGTTTTATCAGTCGATGTATGAGTATCAGCGAGAAGGAAAAAACGCACATGACGATGCACAGGATGCAATTACAGGCGTTGCAGAGCACGTACAGCAAAATGTCGATGTTGTATTGCACCGGCATTCATTGTAAAGGGGGTGAAAAATTGGAGTATGTAAAAGAATTTCACATGGACCAAGAAGAAGAGCTGACAAGCGAGCTACTGGAAGAGTTTATTCAGCAGCACCGAACGCTGGTTCTTCGCTATGAAGAATTGGATCGGATGTATCGTGGGGAACATCCCATTTTGAAGATGGAAGAAAAAGCGTTATTCAAGCCGGATAACCGCTTGGTTGTAAACTACGCGAAATTCATTGTGGATACGTTCAACGGGTTTTTCATGGGCGAGCCGGTAAAGGTGACAAGTGAAAGTGAAGTAGTGTCGGAATATATCCGGCTGATCGAAAAATACAACGACATTGACGACAATAACGCGGACTTGTCAAAAAAATGTAGTATCTACGGACACGCATTTGAACTGGTGTTTCTCGACGAAGAAGCGCAAATCGGGGTTACCAACGTCGACCCGAAGGAATGCTTCGTCATCTATGACAATTCGATCCGGGAGCGCCCGCTATACGGGATTCGCTATCGCGTGGGCGAGGACAGCAAGATTGAAGGCACCATTTCCGATCCAGAAAAGATCCACTACTTCGCGATCGGCGATGATGGACTGATATTTACGGAAGAGAAGCCAAATTACTTCGGAGATATTCCTATTATCGAATATGTCGAAAACGAAGAGCGTATGGGCGCATTTGAGCCAGTCGAGACGCTAATCAATGCGTACAATAAAGCAATCAGCGAAAAAACCAACGACGTGGACTATTTCGCGGACGCTTACATGAAGATCTTAGGAGCCATGCTGGACGAGGAAACGCTGCAGCGGATCCGGGATAATCGTATTATCAACATGGCCGGACAAAGTGACGGCAACTTGGTGGTCGAGTTCATGGGAAAACCAAATGCGGATGAAACGCAGGAGAACTTACTTGACCGGCTGGAGAAATTAATATTTGCGATAAGTATGGTGGCGAATATCAC